AAGTCAGACGTTTTAGCAACTGCAACAAAATCTGTAAATATGACTTGCCCATCAAATGCAATTGAAGAGGGTTGATTAAGAATCACGTCGCCTGTTACATCCCCTGCTGTAGCACTAACAGCAAAGTCACTAAAAAATCCTGTTAGGTCGTCACTCAGCGCCATTCTCTTGTACTTCTTCTGAAATTGACTTAACTTTTTTAGCTTTTGGTTTTGCAGTTGGAGGACATGCGGGGGCTTCGTCTTCTGCTGTTGCTTCTCTTGCCTTTCCCATTGCAATTAATGTAGAAGCATCTTTTTCACTAACGTCATAAACGGAACCAGCTTGACCGCTAGCAATCACACCGCGAGTAGTAAAAATTTTCATTGTTATAAAAAAAGAAGGGGGCCATTTAGACCCCCAAAGTTATTAATGTGTTACGTCGAGAATCGCACTGAATGCGCTTGCTGATCTCACACCAAAATCAACGGTAGTGATCGCGCGAACTGATTGAAGAGCTTTCGCAAAGTCGTCGCTCTCAAGACCCATTTCTATTTCTAGGCCTGTTCCCCAAACCCCAAGAATACCGCTTTCCCAGTTACCAAAGACAACAGCAGAGCAAACGCTTGAGCTAGAGCCTTTAGTTAGGTTAGAAGGTACGTTGTTTGTTACTTCTATTGGGTAGCCATTGATAACGCCGGGAGTACCACCGCGACCAATTCCAGAAGGATCAACATTCCATAAGAAAGCACCGTCGCCGCTTGCACTTCCTCCAGCTCTTAAGGATTTAAGATCGGCAAGTGTTTTGGCGTTGACTAAGTAGCCCATTCTGTCGCCTGCTGCATTATCAATTAAGACCTCTTTTTCAAGATCAATTAATGCTTCCAAAGTTAGGGCCGCGCCATTAGTCCCCATTGCGACATTTCCAATTCCAGATTGATTAAGCACACCTGTCATTTGGCCTGAAGAACCAGAACCGTTGATGATTCCAGCATCCACGCCAACGGCGATACGATCACTTAAATCTTTCCTTATAAATTCATCAATACCGGGGGTTGCCTGTAAAAGTGTTTGCCTTGTGTACTTGCTCAAAACTGCGGCGTTTTTTGGTTGCAAAGTGAGTTGATCAAATTGACTCTCACTTTGAGTAATTGCCGTAGTTTCGTTTGCAAGCCAATAAACTGTCGATTTTGAGCTTTGACGCGGAATCGCGACATCTCCAACTAATCCGGGTAGAACCTGAACACCCATTCCAACCGCTTTTACAGCATTGTCAAAGGCGTACACGAACTCATCTTGTAAAAGATCAGTTGCCACTAAGTTGCCACCTGTACCAGCAGCACCCGTATTGTATGAGGCTCTTGTTTTGAAGATCTCAGTATATGGAACTAAGAATGATCTTTCTGATGTTCTCTTAACTCCTGTACGCTCAACCTCTTGTGAAATCTCACGTGCAAAACCAGCTTCACGGGATGACCAATCACCTGTATTAACTGCCTGCATTGCAGCCGATAGGCTATATCTAACCTTATCCTTTTCAGGGTTTAACTCGATTTGTGCAATTGTCTCTACAGGCTTTTGCTTGATCTTGTCGCATACAAGAGCGCGAGCGTAGTTGATGTCTGCTTTTGGATTGTCAAGAACATCTTCTAGAGCTTGCTCGCCCATTTCATGCTCTCTAAATAAAGCAGTGATTTCCTTTGTTCGTGCCCTTTCGGCTTTGCGCTCTTCTGAACGCACCACGCTTAAATCTGGGGTGTCAGTCATTTTCTCTTTAGGTAGAGTTTGTTGTGTTTGTGATGCGACAGGAGCCGCTGCAACGTCGTCATTAATACGCTGTGCTTGCATATTAGATGATTCTTGCTTATTAGACATAGTAACTTCTTTTTTATTCTCTTCTTTTACTTCTTTTGCTCTTCCTATCCCAACCCCAGCGTCAGCGGCGATCACTGCAATACTAATTTCCGCTGGGAACCATGATCTAACAATGTACGTATCTTTTTCGTCTTTTAGCTGTTCAGTTTTATTTACTGTATAACCAACTGAAACGCCTCTTAATATTCCATTTTTTACATCGTTATAAACTTCTGAAGGAAAAGGATTGTCGCTGAAACGTACACGGGCATAACCTCTTTTATCTTTTAACCAAGCCTTCTCTACAACTCCAATAGGCTTATTGGGATCGTGGTTAAACAACAATGGAGCCGAATCATTTAAACGTGAGAAATCTATTGCACCCTCACGATGATCGAGAATTTCATTACCTAAGTAACCACGATTTACAGGTTCTTCAGAACTAAAAGGAAATTCAATAGAACGCTCTTCTTCATTTATTTTAAAATCAACGGGTTCTGATCGATGTTGAATTTGATTTTCTAAATCACGTTTCTTTTCCATTAGTTTCGTTTTGATTTTCATCTATAATAGTCTGCTTTGCTGACGTAGTAACACCTGACGAAAGATCAGTATCAAAAACTAAATTTAATTGCTTCGCTTGCTCTACCTCATCGGCTCTTTGTGGGAGTAAATCAGAGAGATCATGACCTTGCTCCGCGACGACCATTGCAACAGTTTTAAACCCTGCTTTTACTGCCTCTTTATTCGCTGCTATCTCTTTTTGTGGGTCTACCCATTCCCAACCTCTAGGGACAAAGCGAACACGTCTATATCTATCAGGGTCGCTTTCATAATTAGGCAGATTTAAATTTCCACTTAATACCGCCATTTCCAACCACGCTTCAAACACTCTCGTATGGAAGTTATCTATTAAATAGTTTTGAATAGAGCGATATTGTGAACGATCCTCTAACAAGGAAAGACGGCTAGAAGAATAATTAGTTTTACTAAAGTCTCTACTTACAGATTCATAACTGACCCCTACGCCTGCTGCACAAGAACGCAGCATCGCCGCCATAAATTCGGGGAACTCCCCATTAGGTGAATTAAAATCAGGGACTGAGACGGTTTCACCCGGTTGAAGATAGGCAAATTGTCCGGGCTGGAAGTTTTTCACTCGATCACCGTCATACACTTCTCCCCCCTCGTCTAGCTCCCCTTCTGGACTGGTAATAAAAGCTTGAATACATGACGCTGCCCGCGCTCTAATAATGCTTGCTTCTTGAAATCCGTTTAAGTCATGTAAAGCTTTTAAGCAACTTGCCATCGCTGGAACGCCGCGACTTTGAGAAGGTCTTTCTTGTTGGAATAGATGAATGATTTCATCAGCGGGAATAATTACATGTCTTTTTTCTCCCGTCCTTGTTGGAAATAAAGTGTCGCCGGGATGCTTATTTAAAAAACAGTAGTTAAGAGGTCTATTGAAATCTGGGTCTACCTCAATACCCATCCTGTAGATATTTCCATTACTACTTTTTCCTGTGTAATCAGTATCCAGCAAATCTGCCTCCATAATTTGAAGGCTGAAGGGTATTGAACTCCGTCCGAAAGGTTTACGAATGATTCTTATAAATACTTCACCATCAACAACAAGAGAATTAACAATAAGCTTTTGCATCTCTACCCAACTAAGCCGCCCTGCTACGTCGCATGAATCCGCACGACCCCAACGCTTAAATCTAGTTTCAACAACATCATTCAATTTTTGATCTAGTTTTTTACCTCTTTGCTGTTTAATTTGTGATTGAATTTTAAACCCAACAGGACCGACGACATTAGAGACAATCGACCGTATGGCTTGCCGTCCGTAGGGGTTATCTCTGCAAACTTGACGTGATCTTTGCCTTAGTTGCCTGAGGCTTCCTTTTATCTCAGCATCAGCCGATGAATTACCAGCAATCCAATCAGAAGTTAAACGAGAGCTTTGCGCCCCTGCATACATTCGCCGCCCTTTTTTAGGTAGTGGCTTAACTTCTTGCTCAGGGGTTGACTTTAAAACG